AGAATATCTTCCGCAACATAAGTCCAATTTGACTTAAGTCCAGCGGTTTCTACACCTGGATTAACATTGGCGTTCATTAATGAACTTGATGGAGCAACTGGTCCACTGGGAGTTGGTATGGTTCCTCCTCCACCTCCTCCACTAGATGTTCCTGTTGTTTGTTCTGAACCTGTTAAATTTGAAAGAGCTTGATCAAATCTATCCAGTACTTCATTGAATTTTACCAATAAACCTTCGGTTAAATCCAGACCAGAATATTCTTCTGGTTCTTTGACTGGTCCTGGTCCAGATAAGGCACTTGTAGCGACTGCACCTGCACCTGCACCAAGAAGAGCTGCTCCTCCAAGCATCATACCTGGTCTTCTTCTCATCATCCCAGATAATCCCCTGGGAGCATTCCTCTTCAGTCTTCCGCCAGGAACATTAACATCTAAATTTAATCCACTTCCACCACTACTACTTACCTTTGGTAAACTGGATAATTGATTTACTATTCTTATTATAGTTCGTCTTATTCTTTTTGCAACATCAAAACTTTCTACAAAGTTATCTTGTAAAGCCTTTAGATTGTCTCCAAGGAGTTTTATATTTCTTCTATCACCTAAGAATCGGATATATCCGATAGCTTTATCATATAATCCTAAGAAAGATTGTAGTAACTTATTTGGTGTAGTAACATCAAGATTATCGACTTTTTGTTGATAATCTGATTGCAGTTGATTTAATCTATCGCCTACAATCTGAGTTACATTTTGATTTATATTTTGAATCTGCCCTTGTACATTATTAAGTATATTACTTGATAATGTTTGAATTATTGAACCAAGATTTGGTTGTCTTGGTGATATCCCAGCACCTCTGGTAAATCCTACAATATTATTTGCAGCGGCAGTAAAAACAGACGACCCTAGAGGAGAACCGCCAGAAATAAAGTTTTGTGCCTTTTCTGGAGTGGATCTCCTCTGAGAAGCAATTGTTCCTGGATTTAATGGGGAGTTAATTGCCACTGTTTGCTGCCTTTTTAACTTTTTCGTTTTCTTCTTCGATGTGTTGTTTCAAAAGAGCGAGATAGATATCTCTCTCCCAAGGCATCATATTTTCCACCTCAGTCAATGAGTATTTATGGAACTGCATGAGAGCAAAATTAATCCGATAATATGACTCCAACTCCATGTGGGCCATAATTAAGCGAAAAAACTTGTTAGTCCCTCCAACGTTACCTCATTAGTTTCCTTAGTATTTGGATTTTTTACACTAAATGTATGACTTAATTTTGGCATTGTCTCAAAGAATCTCTCAATCTGTTTAAATTGAGATGAGTTCATACCTTCAATAAATTCAATAAGTTCTTTCTTTGTACAATCTTTTGCAGCCCATGCTTCATCCGATGTAAATATACTCTCTATACAGGAAGAGATAATATCAAAAGACTTTTCAATCGTGGAAATTGATTGATCTGATGTAAAATCAAAGTTGTTTTTGATGAATTGATCCAAAGAAGGATATTTCATTCGAATCATTAGATCATCATCTAATTTAATATCAGTAGTATGATCTGGATCTTTCTTTACTTTAATTTCATCTACGAATAATTTAACTGGAACTTCCGTAGTCCCATCATCAGAACAGGTAACAACTAGATCTATTGCTTCTCCTACAGACTTACCACGAACATTGAGGAAGATGTATTCAATGTCGAAAGATGGTAGATCTTCTACTTTGATACCTCTTGTTTGAATGCAGTCTTTTAAAACTGATTTAATTGCAAGAGTGATCTCTTTTACATTCTGACTTTCGAGAGCAAGGATCAGAATTTTTTCTTCCTTTACAAGAAATGGTCTATACTTGATAGTTTTTCCTGTGGATGGCAACTCAAGTTCATAGGTCGGGGTTGCAATTTTAGGTAATGGCATAGGATTACGAATTCAGATAAAAATATTTAGATCGTTTATACGAAGTTGGTTCCTGATGGAATAGATGCGTTTGCAATTACTTTTGAAAGATCTACAAGTGCGTTCTCTGAGAATAATTGACCAGATGAGAACAACACAGAATCTCCAGCTTGTGTTACGTCATTTCCATATTGAGCAGAGTTTCCACCATCATGTTTCAATACGGTATAACGATCATAATTAAATTGAACAGAAAGTTTCGTTATTGAAGTTCCTTCATAAGATAACTGCATTGCAGTTAAATTTGTTGGATATGCATTTAAAAACTTATACGTCAACATTGAAGAACTTTGAATAATCTTTCCTTCACTATCTACAATGGTATTTCTTTCAAATTTTGTTACCGCCATAGTTCTCTTATAACTCTGGGGGTATCTAAGTTTATAGATGTTTGGTAGATCAAAAGCACTCTGATTAGAAGTACTTCCCCTTGGACTACCACTTATTGCTCTTCCGTCAGTGGTATATAATGGATTGATGAAATTCATCCACTCTTCGAATAAACGAATTACCCCATAATCGGAGTCAACATAGAAGTCTAAACTGAAATCTGGAAATGTTCTCATATACGGGAATGTTTCCCTCAGTCCCTGACGACTCCCTATTTCATCATATGTTGTAAAAGTATTTCCTGGAAGAGTTGTACTATAACACATGAATTCATAACGGAGGGATTTTAAATTATCCCCAAGAACTCCGTTACTTACTAACCAACTGTTTAGATCTTTGTCTGCATTGGAAGTTCCTACAGTATCACCAAGGAACAAACTTACTTTGAATTGACTTGTTTGCGATAAAGCACCGTACAAGTCTTGGACACTAGGAAGAGACGCCCTGTTGTCAGAAGTATTTCTGGGTTCCGTCATCCTAATGTAAATAGGATCCACTCTATATGGATTATTGGGATAATCCTCTCTGAATGGCTCAGCCATCTATAAATATTTCTTAAGGTCTATACTATGTATATGAGTTATAAGGGAAAATACAGTCCAGAAAACCCCAGAAAGTATAAGGGCGATCCAACCAACATCATATATCGTTCTCTATGGGAACGTAAATTTATGAGATACTGTGATTTGAATGAGAATGTAAACCAGTGGCAATCTGAAGAGTTCTGGATTCCATATCGTTCTCCCCTTGATAATAGAATTCACAGATATTTTCCAGATTTCTTTGTGAAGTATAAGGACAAAAATGGTGGAACACGAACAGTTGTAATTGAAATCAAACCTAAGAAAGAGGTGCAGATGCCTGAACGAAACCCAAAGAAAAGAACTAAAGCATGGGCATATCGTGTTCAAACTTGGGTAGTAAATCAAGCAAAGTGGGAAGCAGCAAAAGAGTTTTGTGCAGATCGTAAATATGAATTCAGAATAATGACAGAAGAGGATCTGGGAATATGAGTTTCGATGGCATATTCCAACCTGGAGAAGGGTTTGGGTACGATCTAATCAAACAAACTAAAGGGAAGAATGTAAAGAGTGACTGGTATACTGGTCAACTCAGACAATATCTTGGTGAAATGGAACAGTTTAATATTCACGAAATTGATACTGGTGGAATAGAAGTGGGTAGATTATATTTCTTCATTTATGGAGCAGAAACTCCAGGATTGCCATTTTATGATAGACAACCTCTGACTTACATTACAGAAAGAAATTATAGTCAGGGATATTTTATCGGAGTAAATTTACATTACCTCAATCGAAAGATAAGAGAGGGAGTTGCAAAAAGCCTAATAAATAGTGGCAACACCGTAGGTGTACCTCGAAATACTATTCATCGTTATTTCTTTTCTGGGGTCAGTGGAGGATTTTTGAGAGTTCCAGAAAAAGATTGGCCCTCCGTTGCATTGTTGCCAACTGAAAAATTTGTTGATAATAGAGGTCAACCTTTTCCGAATCATAAAGCCTGGAGTAAATCTTAAGTGGCAATACAAACATTAAAACCAGACCCATTCCTAGTCGATCCTCAAGGAAAAGAGTATATACTTCAATGGAGTGATGGCAACGGAAACGTTCGAATAATTGAAAAGGGAGCACCTACTGGAACAACTCCAATATTTTCTAATGGAACGTGGAACGATACATTAGCAACACAAGCAAATATTCCACAATCAACTCAAATATCAGTATACCAAAATGTACAATCAACATTAAAAAATGCTCATGCTGCAGGCGGCGGCAACGGCAATGGTCTGGTACTACCCCAATGGATTACTAACTCAGCAGCTCCACCAGGAGTTGGTACAAGTACAATAGTTCCATCTCCTGGAACATCTCCAAATTCTGGTAATAGTAACGGTAATACTATTTTAGATTTATTCAATACGATAACAAATCCTCAACCATACATAAAAGCTGTTTCTATAAACAATGGTGGTTATGGTCCTGCAAATCAATTTAAATTATTTGCGGAACCAATGAAATATCCAACTGACATGATGATTGCACACCAAGATTATGTTCTTATTACACAATATCAATATAAACCACCGAAATCTGATCAATTGTTGAGTGGAGATGTTGGATCAATTCTACAAAAAGGATTCCAAAAAACTGCTAATTTCAACAAAGAAAAGAAAATAGGTGATGTCTATCTACCAATGCCTGGAAGTGTTAGAGATCAGATGCAAGTTACCTGGGGACCAGACACAATGAGTAATATTAGTGGTGCAGTTACTGCTGATGTTATGAATAGACCTAAAGATTATGCTTCAGCTGCACTGACCGGTGCAGGTACTGGAGTATTCTTCGGTGGGGCAAAACAAGGTGCAAGTCTTGCAACATCAGCACTGGCTTACCAAGCACTTCTCAGTAATTTGAGTGGAGATGAAGCAAAAGCACTAGTTGGAACAACAGGAGTGTCCAAACTTCTCGGAATGGCTTCATTTGGAGTGGATGTTGAGTCAATTCTAGCAAGAACTGCTGGTATTGTTCCAAACAATAACTTAGATTTATTATTCAATGGTCCCCAACTCAGATCATTCTCTTTCAACTATAAAATGACTGCAAGAGATGAGAAAGAAGCGAAAATGATCAGGAAAATTATAAGATTCTTCAAACAAGGTTCTGCACCAAAGAAAAAGACAGGCGGTGCAGGTGCATCATCTTATTTCCTAGCAACTCCAAATGTTTTTAAAATAAAATTCTGTGTTGGTGGTGGTGCTGAAAATAAGGCAATATCTAGATATAAAGTGTGCGCTTTACAATCAGTCACGACAAATTATACAGCAGCTGGTCCAATGTGGGCAGCTTATGATGATGGTCAACCACTGATGGTTGGTATTGATTTAGTCTTCAGTGAACTTGAACCAATCTTTGATACAGATTATCAAACTGATGCTATCCCTGGAACAGGACTAGAACCAGTACAAGACGACGCAGTAGGTTACTGATATGGCATATTTCAACGAACTTCCAAACTTAGAATACGTCAATAGATTTCCAAATACGAAATCTAATAATGAAACAGTAATAACTAAAAATATCTTTAAAAGAGCAAAACTGAGAGAAGATCTTGCTCAAATAGTAAGTGGATTTGAATATTACAATATCGGTGATGGAGAAAGACCAGATACCATCGCACAGAATATTTACGATGACCCAGAACTAGATTGGGTAATCAGAATTGCTAACAATATTATCAATTTAAACGACGATTGGCCTCTAAGTAGTAATGAGTTATATTCCCATCTAGTAAGAAAATATGGTTCTGAAGAACGTCTTGAAGAAATTCATCACTATGAGACATTAGAAGTCAAAGATTCATATTCAAGAACAGTTCTTCCAGAGGGAATGATCGTTGACGAAGCATTTTATAAAGCACCAGAATATGTTGCGATCACAACTACACCATCTGGAGTTGCTTTTCCACCAGAATTTATTACTGCGGTTCCAGCGGCATTCAGTGTTGGGCTTGGTACAACTGCAAATACAACTAGTGTCGTAACAGTAGGAGTTACGAGTGGTGGTGTTGGATACGACTTTGTACCTACAGTAACCTTCAGTGGACCAACCACAACATCTCAAGCATTTGCTACATGCACGATTGCAAACTTTACCGTTGATGCCGTTACTGGACTTGACTCTGGTAAGGGTTACAGAAGCAATCCATCTTTAACATTCTCGGATCCAAGTACACCAGTACAAGCAACTGCAACATGTCAAATTGGAACAACTGGATTTGAAGCTGGCAGAGTTGTTTCGATTAATGTAACTGAAGGTGGTCTTGGTTATGGCAACACCGCACCATCAATTTTATTCAGTTATCCCCCACTATTCTTAGAAGGTGCTCTTTTCAGAGAAAAATCTTCTTTGGAGATTGGTAATGATGTTGATGGTATGTATATTGATACTACAGGAACCTATCTGTATACTACCAGTGGAATCGGAACAAATCTTGTAAACCAGTTCACATTTGGAACTCCTTGGGATATTAATACAATCACTGCAACCAATTCTCTGGATGTAAGCGCAAAGTTCTCATATACCAGTGGTATTGAACTCAGTCCAGATGGAACAAAGATGTTTATCTGTGGTGGATTGAGTGGATCATTCCTTGTTGCAAGATATGATCTATCTACCGCATGGGACTTATCAACAGCTTCATTCTTATATCAGACCACAGTGACTGTTCCTGGTGGAATCAGATTTAGATCTGATGGTTATGTAATGTGGGTATTGAATACCAATTCCCCAGATGGTATTGATGAATATAATTTAAGCAGTCCTTGGAACGTAACTACAAAAACTTTCAATGCAAATTATAGTATCGAAGGTTTTACGAATGATAATGGAATTATAGGATTTTCATTCAATTCTACAGGAACTAAATTGTTTGCATGTGGACTTACTGGTGGAAACATCTATGAATTCGCATTATCTACTGCATGGGATTTGAGTACACTTAATTATGAGTTTTCACTATTCTACCAAGATAGAGCATCTACAATTTCGGATGTATATCTTGATGGAGACTTAGAAAATCTAATAATGTGTGGTGGTTCTGATGACAGACTATACAAGTATGAACTAAACTCAAGAGCAACTGCAATTGCAGTTCTTTCAAATAGTTCAATCGATTCAATTGTAATACAAAAACCCGGTTTTGCATATACCGAAGCACCAACAATTACAATCGGAGCACCTTATCCATCTGTGAAAGCACAAGCAACATCAAATATTATAAGTGGTGGTTATGTAGATTCATATACCGTAACTGAAGCAGGATTTGGTTATATGAGTCCTCCAACAGTAACTGTATCTCAACCACCAACGTTCTCTACGGCAATTGGAATTGCAAGTGTATCAGACAAGAAAGTGGTTGGGGTTAGAATCGTAAGTGGTGGAGAAAATTATGATGCACCTCCAACTATTACTTTAAGTCCAGAACCAAATGATGAACAAAATCTTTTTGTTGGAGACATTTATCAAGTTGGTAACACTATCTGGAGATGGAATGGTACTCAATGGGAAGAAAAAACAACAGAGGGATTTAAATTCCTTGATTCTGGTGCTATAAAGGAGTCAATTAATAATAAGATATCAGTACCAGTAACTATTCTTGAACATGAAACTAGAATAAACGAAATAAAGAGATTAATCTTAATTCCTAGGAGAGAATATCTATCAATAATTATTAAGGATCTACGTGATATGATGAAATATGATAGAGATGCTGTTGGAGTCGTAAGTTCTAGACTCAAGAGAACTTATAATCCAAAACTCACTGGAGTTTAAAAAAATCCCTGGCAACTAAAATTGCCAGGGAAATTTTTTCGGGGTTTTTTGTAATTTAAACCCTATTTTAGATCAGGACTCTGCGAGTCGTTGGAAGTAACTCAGTGCATCATCTGCATCCTCATCATCTTCCTCAACACGAGCAGCAGGTTTAGAGATCTCGAAGGAAGGAGCAGAACGCTTCTCAGAGTAGTCTCCACGACGTTCGGCTTCCCATTGTTGTTCCTCTTCGACTACTTCAGGGTCTTGAGTCTTAGGCGTGCCACGGACTCCCAGAACGTAGTCTAGGCGCTTCTTCAGTTCCTCATAGGTCTTGAAGTTCTTAACGTCACTGAACTCATTGAGATCGTTCAGGTTGTTATAGATCTTCTCCAGTTTATCATCATCATCCATCAGAGGTTCGACACGATCGAACTCAGACTTATCATAGTTC